AGACAACAGAGTAGAAAATCTGGAATGGGTAACTCCAAAAGAGAATTTTTATCATTCAATAAGACATCAAAAGGGATTTATCAAGAATATAGGAAAAAAGGAAAATTTAAGGATTTTCAAGGGAGAGAAAAATCCGCAGAGCAAATTAACAGAGATTCAGATAAAAGAGATAAGAAAAAAATTCAAGCCAAAAAAATATACAAGAAAAATGGTAGCAAAAGAGAATGGAGTGAAAGAAGCAACCATCAAAGATATAATTCTGAGAAAAAGCTGGAAGCATGTGAAATAGATTTAAAAGGAATAATAGAAATAGAATTTTTTAATGATTATCAGGAATTTTATGATTTAGAAGTAGAAGATACAAAAAATTATATGATAACAAAAAAAAATATTATTGTACATAATTCCAAAAGTTTCACAGGATGCTTATGGCAAATCATGCGAAGGATTAATTATCCAGGCAGCAGAGGTTTTATAGCCAGGGCCAGACTAAAATCTTTGAAAGAATCAACACTTCTGACTTTTTTTGAAGTTTGCAGACTTCTTGGACTGAGAATGAATGTTGATTTTACTTACAACGCGATCACAGGACTGATTAAATTTGGAAACGGATCAGAAGAATATTTAAGAGATTTGTTTTATTATCCAAGTGATCCGGAATTTGTGAGTTTAGGATCAACAGAATACACAGATGGATTCATCGACGAGATGGCTGAAATAGGTGAACAGGCATATCAAATCATCAGATCAAGAATGAGGTACAAATTAGATGACTTTCAACACAAAGACATTTTCACAGGAAAGGAAACAGGTCAGACTTTAATCCCAAAGATATGTATGGGAAGCAATCCATGTAAAACCTTTATTTACAAAGAATTTTATAAAAAATGGACAGAGGATCAACTGGAACCATGGAAAGCGTACATTCCAGCAAGTGTTTATGACAATCCTTTTATTTCACAGCATTATATCGAGAATCTTAAAAAACTGGATCCAATCAATAGAGCCATGCTTTTGGAAGGAAACTGGGAATATGATGATGATCCAACCAGATTATTCGATTATGATGCAATTGTGGATTTATTTACAAACGACGCAGTTCGTGGAGAAAAATATTGCACAGTTGATGTTGCAGGAAGAGGCAGAGACAGAACAGTTTTAATGATATGGGATGGACTTTTTATTGAAAAAATTTATTTGCAGGACAACATATCAAGTGAAGAATTAGACAAAATTTTAACAAAACACAAAATTCCAAGATCCAGATGCATAGTGGACGAAGATGGGGTCGGTTTTGGATTAGTGAAAGATACACCCGGAGTCAAAGGATTTGTAAATAATGCAAGACCAATCATGAGAAAAAAGGAAAGTGAATCACAAGCTGCACAGCATAACTATGCAAATTTAAAGGCTCAGTGTTGGTTTGAATTATCAAATTATGTGAACTCCGGACAAATCGGAATTTACAGAGAAATTGGAGTGAATACAAAAAAATTATTAATTGAGGACCTCGAACAGATTAAAGAAAAAGATCCAGGAAAAGATAGACCTCTTCGAGTTTTAACAAAAGAAGATATCAAAGAAGTGCTCGGCAGATCAACAGATCTCGGAGACGCAATGATGATGCGAATGTATTTTATTTTAAAACCTCCAATGGCTTTTGGATTTTTGGATGTAGGAAAATCAACTTCAAAATCAGAGGAAGAAAAAGAAATAAACAAACAGGAAAAAATAAAAAAATTAGTGGAAGAAGGAAAAATAGGGCTCGGACCATCAAGAAGACGCAAGCAATAATATTTAAATAATCAAATTCCTTTAAAATTATAACACTTTCATGCTCATGGCAGAAAAAACCTTCAAAAATTTATTCGGATTGATCAAAGAAAAAAAAACAGTTCCAGCAGTAGGAGCTTATGAAGAACAGACAAGATCTGGAATTCAAAAAGCATATATCCCGAAGTTCCTCTATAAGCCGCCATTCGGATATCCAAGATATGTTGATTTACCGACGATTAGACGATTAGCAGCAGTTCCGTATGTTGACATGTGCATTACAACAATTATAGACGAAGCTTGTGCAGTACCATGGGATATTGTTGTGAAAGAAGGAAAACCTGAAGATGCAGCCAAACCACATATAGAACACGTGAAATCGTTTTTTGATAATCCAAACACAAATCAGGAAAGTTTTGAAGAAATTAGAAGAAAATATTTAAGAGATGTTCTGGAAATTGATGCAGGAGTAATTAATAAGGTATTTAATCAAGCAGGAGAGATGGTTGAGATAGTAGCAAGGGCTGGAGACACATTCACAAAGAATCCTGATATTTATGGAATGTTTACAGATCGTGAGGACATAATTCTTGGAGAGATTACACCAAATGGCCAACCAAAAGAAAATCTGGCACTTGACATTCAACCGATGTATTTGAGCCCAAAAGAGGCAAGAGAGAAAGCTGCCTATTTTCAATACGGGTGGGTTTCAGGAGCGAGACCAGTTCCATTCGGAAAAAGAGAAATAGTCTGGCTTGAAAGAAATCCGAGAACAGACTCAATTTATGGAAGATCACCAGTTCAGGTATTGGCAGAAACAATTCAAACTTTAATTTATGCAATCGAGCACAACTTAGAATATTTCAATGATAACTCAATTCCGAAGGGAGTTCTTGGTTTTGAAGGATCAGATGCAGAAGAAATAAAAGCTCTTAAAGAACAATGGGAAGAACAACAAAAAAAGCAAGACTTAGACGGAAATTGGAAAAAAGATTTTCATAGATTACCTATGATGGGCAGACTCCCAAAATTTGAAAGATTACAATTTTCAAATGCAGAGCTAGAACTTTTAGAAGGACAAAAATGGTGGGCTAAGTTAGTATGGGCTTGTTTTGGAGTAACATCAGTTGAATTAGGATATACCGAAGATGCAAAAGGGCTGGCCAATCAAATCGTACAATCGAATGTTTTTAAGAAAAGATGTTTATATCCACTTTTGAGATTAGAAGAGTACCGAATAAACAAAGAGATTCTTTCTGAATTCGAATACGACGACATCGAGTTTAAATTTATTATGTTTGATGTAGAGGAAGAAATGAAAAAAGCCCAATTATATCAAACACAAATTAAGGCAGGTTACAAATCAATCAATGAAATCAGAAAAGAAGAAGGATTAGAAGAAGTTGAATGGGGAGAGAAAATGTCTGAACAAGAAAGGCACGATAACGAAATGGAGAAATTATCACAACAATCAAATTTATTCGGAAGCGCCGGGAGAGAAGAGGCAGACAAAAGGGGTGATATCAAAAAAGAAAAAGAAAATCTAATTGGAAAAGAAAAGAAATCAGTTGAAACAAAACCATTCGGAGAATATGAAGATTTTGATGCATGCGTAAGAGCAAATCAAAATAAAAAAAATCCAAAATGGCCATCTGAAAAAGCATGGCAAAACAATCCATTAATTCTTGGAGAAAATGAAATTCTTGATGATCAAAGGTTAGAGAGATCAATTGTTTATTTATTGAGGCAGAATGAAAAAAAGATTAAAGAATTAATCGAAAAAGAAATCGGAAAAAACAAAGTTCAAGAGATTAAAGCATTAGAAGATCTTGCAAAAGCAATTAAAAGCATCTTAACCTTTGAAGGATTGAAAAGAATTAGCGACGCAGTTATTAAAAATACTTTCTTAAAAGGATGGGAAGATTCAGAAAAACAACTTAACAGAAATTTCTTGCCAAATAGAGAAGCAATTGATTTTATTCAAGATTATACTTTCAATAATATCAAGTCAATGACTGAAGAAATCATGACAGATTTAAGACAGGAACTTGAAAGAGGAATAATGGCTGGAGAGGGAATAGAAAAAATAAAATCCAGGATCAGCAAAGTTTTTGATGCAGGAGAAAACCGCGCAGAAATGATAGCCCGAACTGAAACAACTCGTGCAGAGAATCAAGGAAAATTACAAGCATTCAAAGCGAGCGGAGAAAAATTCAAAAAAAAAATGGGTTGCAGCAATGGACGATCGAACAAGCGAAATCTGCAAAAGATTAAACGGCCAGATAGTCAATTTCGACGAGAATTTTAAAGATAAAAAGACAGGATGGGAAGGACCAGTGCCTC